GTAATGAGGAGTTGCTGGCGCAACAACCTAACAACATTGCGATGGCAAAAGCTTACACAGCTAATGCTTTGGGGGTGACTACGAGTATTACTAGAGATGCGGAGAATGCGTTAGCACGTATTCTAAGAACTAGTCCTGGTGCTATGGCACAAATTGTTGGGGATGCTAAGTCCATTACGTACCTACAGCTACTGTCTATGTCCGTAGGTTACATGGTTGCTACCCCATTACAAGCGTTTATTCTCGGTCCTAGCCACCACATGTCACTGTCTAGTCAGGGGGTTAAGCATAACTTCCTGAAGACTATGGTTAACTCTATCAGCGATGGTACTAAGATTATTCTTAACCACGAGGCTTCTAACTGGAGAGGGAAGGACACTAACGTAGGTCTTTCTGCTCTAGGTAAAGAAGCTAAGAAGTACATGGAAGAGAATGGGGTTGCTACTATCGACTTGTTTGACGAGTATGCCAATCTAGGTGAGCATAAAGTAGTATCTGGTGCTAAGTCTGTGCTAGGTGGAACCATCTCTTTCCCAGAGAAGGTGGCACGTAGTATGACGTTCATGAGCTTTGTACACCATCTTAATGACCGTGGCTTCAAGGGCACTCGCAATGAGATGTTTCGTAGGGCTGAAGAACTGACAGATCAAACTCTAACCAAGTTTAGTCGGACTGCTCGTCCATTGGCTGTAGATGCTATGGGGATGGCTGGTGAACTAACGTACACGTTCCAAAGCCCTATCTTCAACTATTACAACAACCTAGGGCTGTTTGCACGACAAGCACAGAAGACTGGGAATTATCTACCACTTCTAAGTGCTCTGCTAGTAATGCCAGCAGTATTAGGTGGTGTACAAGGTATCCCTGGCATGAACGAGGCGGATGGGTTATGGAACCTAGCTAAGTCTGGTCTAGCTAAGTACGCCCCTGCGCAGTACTCTAAGGTCAAAGACTTTGGTATCCGTGAATGGCAACTAGAGCACCTTCCTGACTTTATGACGTATGGTAGTGTCTCTGCTCTGTCTGACACACAGATGCAATCACGGTTTAGTACCCAAGCTATTGATGTGGAAAACCCACTAGGTAAGGTCGCTCCAGTTCCACAGGCAGTGGGTAACTGGGCTTCTATTGCCGGAGCTAATGGTGAGACAGGTGTAAACCAAGCTGCCTGGAATAACCTACCTCCAATGGGTAAAGGTATCTTAGAGACGTTCAGCGACAGATTTAAGGCGGGGGAACCACGTCCTGACGGTCGCCAACCGATGTTGAATCCAAATCGTTTGTCTGAGAATCAGAACAGTAACTATCCTCGGAGTAAAGAGGATCATGTACGTAGGATTCTGGGATTATCTTCATTAGGAGAGAGTAGAGCCAAGGAAACTCTATATCTAAATAATCAAGAAAATCGTCGAATGAAGACAGCGCGTGATACAGCAATTGATAAGCTCTGGGATGGTGTTATGACTAAGAATCAAGCTAAGGTTGATGAGAATGCTCAGGCGTTCATTGACCTAGATGGATCTGACACCGAACTCAAGGCAGCTATTGAACGTAAGTTGCAAGACACATACCTAACGCAGCAAGAGAAGGAAGCTATGAAAGCTAACACAATCTCAAAGGTAATGAACCTTAAGCGACGACTAGAGATGTCTAGGTAACAACAAAAAGGCCCCATTTAGGGGCCTTTATTGTTTTAGAAGTGATATTCCTTAAATCCCAAGCCAGTATTAGCGTCATGCTTACTGGCTATTTTTACGGCCTCTAGTGGAGACTTCCCACTAGTCATTGCCGCAATAGCGAAGTCACATCCACTGCCAATAGCAAAATGTTTATCAGGCATTAACATCCAGTTTCTTAGGTTAGTACCATGATACAACTTTTTGGTATTGGTGAGAAGAAGAAACTCAATCCCTCGGCATTTAGGTGGCTTCTCAGAGATATCTGTAAACCACCCAACTACCTCTCCCCATACATCTGCATTACCAGAGAACCCCATCAAGGCACTCTTACAATTAAACATCTCTTTACATACATCCTCCCCAAGCTCAAGGATTTTAGTAACCCCCTTGAGTTTGATATTCCCCTTGGTAAACTGGAGGTCACATGCCATTGATGTTTTATTTGCTGCTACTGTTGTCAATCTGGCCTATCCGGTGCTGGTTGTGGTAGCTTAGGTTTAGACTCCACACGATCCACCGTGCCCTGTGATGTCGCACACGTCGTGCTCTTGGAAAACAGTCCCCTTGTGTTGAATAGCGGTGGCGTAGTCGCACTCGGTGATTGGTTGACCTCCTCGACTTCCATCTGGATAACAGGTAAATCCTCTAAGTCTGGGGGCGTATCTTGCAAGAGTTTCTGCAAATCGTGCAACATCTCCTTCAGTGTTACCCCGTGAACCCCACGACGGTAAGTTGATGGTAGAGGAAATTGACATGTCAACGTAATCTTGAATGTCTGCTTGAAATTTGATTCTTTGTTCATAGTTATGACTTAGTTTATATGCTGTGTCAATCTTATCTGGGTCAAGGCCATACTCGTTAATCAGTCGCTCTGCTGTGGCATCGACGACGTACATGTACTTCCACTTAGTTCCTTCCGTAAGGAATCTACGCTTGTAAGCGACGGCGAACAGAGGCTCGATACCGGTAGTCGTGCTAGCAAGAATACCGATCGTTCCAGTTGGAGCAATCGCTCGATAGGCGACAGGGCGAGAAATGAAGAAGCGATCGCAGTGTTCGTCAGCAGCTTGCTTGGATACGGTTCGATAAACGTCCAACCATTGTTTGAGTTCGTCATCTACTTCATACCCTTTCCGTCGTTGAAGAAGCCATTCATGAATTCCCATAAGGCCGAGCCCCAATCGGCGATTCTTTTCTCTAACTTTGTATACTTTTTCATATGGTAAATCGGCACGTAAGGTTCCGCATACAAGGAATTTCGACGCCAATGAAACCACTGATCGAAACTCTTCCAAAGAAGAAATATTTCCAAGATTGATGCTGCCAAGATTACAAACGTCACTGTCGTCTTCGCTAGTAACTTCCGTGCAAGCGTTTCTAAGTGTTTCATTTTGTTTATCACCAAAGTTAAAGCTAAATCCCGGCTCCCCAGTGCTCATTGCTTGTAAGCAATTCGCGCGGAACGTCGAGTTATTCTCTAGTCCGCCGATCATCGCTTGGTCGTCATAGTTGACACTGATGTTGGTCATGTCTAACGGAGCCCAGGCGTTAAAGTCCTTCTCTTTAGCTGCCTTTACTTCATCTGACCAGTTTTTTGCTTTAAGGAATGTAGGAATGTCTTCATGCTGCCAGTTGAGCGAAGCATAGATGGCACTTCGTCGAGAGCCCCCCTGCATGACATTTCTCCCGATCTCATTAATTGCAGACATAAGGGGAATAGGTCCAGATGCGATGCCCCCAGTTCTCGACAGCGGCTTGCCAGCCGGTCGTAGTCTACTGTAGTCAATTCCGATACCTCCGCCAGTCATCAAACAAGACATAGCTCGCCATGTTACAGCACTCCACTCTTCTCGGGTGTCTTCTTCCGCTCGAAGGAGATAGCAGTTATTCCATGCATGATACGGTCTACCTGCGTAATAAAGATATCTACCTCCAGGAACAAAACGGAAAGACTTAATGTGTTCAACTAGTTCCTTTCTATCATCCGCCGACATAATAGGCTGCTCTTTGCCTTGATGTGTACCACAAACATCATCTACTACACGCTCGGCTAATGCACCCCAGTCATCATTAGGGCCTTGGCTGTACTTCTGTCGAAAGATTTGCTCTGCAAATGGAGTTTTAAAATATTGTCGTTGCATTTATTCCCTTGTTAAATATTGCAGAACCTCTTCCGCTTGTTGTTTCTTTAGAATAAGATGTGGAAGAAGAATCTGAATTAGCTTGATAGCTTCTTCTTTATTCCACCAAATTTTGTATGCTGTCTTTTTAGCTCGATGTTCACCGGGACGTAAGTGGGTGTAAATCGACCCGCCATACTGTTTTTGAATCGCTTCCAGTAGAGCTAGGCCGTCTTCCCCGGACTGGGACAACATGACTTGTGCTTTTGGATATAGTTTCTTGTTGTCTTTGTGTTTAGCTTTTTGCCATCCAATATAGAAACAACCTTCTCCGTCCCAAAACCCCGCTAAATACTCAGGATTAACTTGCATTGAATCCCTTACCCTCAAGTGTCTTGATAACTCGTTCCAAGTCTCGCTTCATATCAGAATAGGACTGGAAGAGATGTACGATTTCCCAATCTAGATGGGCCTTATCTAAGTCAGTGATACCACCAGCATTCTTGTACAACATTAGTTGCTTCTGCACAAATTTAATGTCTGTTTCTAGAGAACTACGGAGCCGAGTTAGATATTCAAGAAACTCGTTCTTCGTCATTTCCAAATTGCTTAATTTCATCCTCGGCTTCCTTTTCGTTTTGCAGGCGTAGACGGTAACGAATACGTCTCTTGTGGTTCTTTGACAGGTCTTCTGACTTCTCTTCTTTATTCTTGGATTTGCGAGTAGAGGTATTCGATGCGATCATTAATCTTGTCCAGGAAGGCGTCTACAATATCTTCTGAGGTAATCTCTAGAAGTTCAAGAAGGGATACTTCGTCAGTCTTTTTTAGTACTTCAATCAGTTCGATTTTGTTCACGGTTTTGCTCTAGTACTTCAATAAGCTTTTCAACGTAATGAATTGCTTTTTTTAGTTCTTGGACTTCCTCATCTTTACGTCCCATACGCATTAGGTATTTAATGGCACCATGTCGATAAATACCAATCTGTTGCTCTACAGGCCACGTATCGGCAACCGTCCACGGCTCAATTTTCATGTCTTTGTAGTGGGTGCCCCCGACCATATAATCATTCGCTGCCATCTACTACCTCATATTCAAAAACTTTGCAGTATTCTTTACCAAAGTGTGGGTGCGGCGGTTGGCTGTTTTTAAGCGCAGCGTACGCATCCGCCATTTCTTTATCTGAATAAATGAAAACAGGTTGATCAAAACAGTCCCCCATCTTATTCCAGAAACATACAGCGTACACCTTAGCCATACTTCCTCTCCAAAAACCCTAATGGAACCTGTACCAAATCAAACTGACCATCATCTACATTATGTAGCATCAAGCACCCTCTCCAATGGTTGTTACCTTGTGGACCCATATAATCTTCATTATGCTCGTAACATGAACCAGCGATAATGGAGGTTAGACGCGTTCCGTCTGCTCGGTAACCTGTGGCAACTTGGAATCCTTGCTGGTGTCCAGCGACACATGACATGTGCTTCTTTGCCAATTGGGATTGGGCTGAGATACAAGGCTTGCCAAGCACACCACTGGTAAAGTAGTGACTGTAAGCAACACCGTCAATAACAACGACATCAAGGAAGGGATGAACTTCCCAACCAAATCCCTCATAACCTAGGTCTTCGATTCCAATGGTGCCATCCAGTTTGGGGTCATTGTTTGTGGCCTTGTTAATGCGGTGTTCATGGTTTCCAAGAGTAAGAACCAGTCTTGGGGTGTATCGCTCTCGATGACCTCTTTTAGCTTTGTCATTGTACTCCCAAATCGGTCCCAGTAGAGTTTCCATAGCTGTTTTCGCGCTTTGGATGTCGTCTCGATACCGACGTCCTTCAAACGATTTAGTTCCGACATCGTAGCTGCTGAGGCTAGGCATGTCTGCAAAGTCACCAATGCAGATGATAACTTCAGGTCGTTTGTCAACCGCGTACTGTCCAATTCGTCGTAGGTAAGAGGGGTCATGTCCAGGTTTAACTTGTGTGTCTGGGATTACAAAGTGCTTAGTCATTTAACTCCACTGATTCCTCATTACTAGATCCTACAGTCATCTGCACTGTGTTCCCCATAGCCAACATAAAGTTAATGGCAAACTGTAGGAGGGTTTGTGCTTCTTCAGGAGAAACTAGTTGTGTGATTTTAACAGAGCCGTCGTCATTGTAAATTGGAACTTCGATAATCTTCATAGCTTTTTCTTCTTCTTTTCTAGGTTACTTTTAATCTTATGGCACTCTTTGCAGATTAACTGGTAGTTTTCCTTACCACTAAATAACCTAGCAATATAAGTGTTCCAATCAACGAATCCTACATGTGGATCAACAACAGGGTCAATGTGATCTACTTCGACTTCCTTGTTAGTAAACTCGTTACCACAAGATGCGCATTCATAGAATTGCGCTACACGACCAGTTGCTGGATTGACCTTCTTCTCGGTCTTGGCTTCGTTCTTTACTTCATACTTAAATGGCCATCGTTTATGGCCAGCCCGTAGGACCCCTACAATAAATCCTTGTAATCGTCCAACGGTCCAAGAGGGTGGTAGGTTACTCTGTTCTGTCACTAATTAAATTCCTCCAGCTATCGTTATGTTTACGCCAGATATACACACACTGTGCGTTCATGTCGAGTTCCTCTTCAGACGCATATAAATCTCTAACCGCCTCATACCACTGGTGTTCGGGTACACTGCCCAGAATGGCTTCGGCTTTCTTGTGGCCTGTTCCCACAATTCCTTTGATGTTGTCAGTGGGATCCCCAACAAGAAGCTGATAATAAAAGAAGCGATTACCTTTTTCAAGCGTAACGAAATAGGTCTTTTGTTTTCTAATGACTTTACCAAGTCTGTTTAACTCCCAATTAAAATGATATCCTGGAATCTGGTTTAGGTCTTTGTCTAGGTGACAGATTATGGAGTCTTTCTGGGAGGCAGCACATTCGTGCTGACGAACCCCAAGCATGTCATCTGCTTCAATACCGTCTGTCCAGTTAGCTTGCCAAGTCTCTGTTAAGAATTGCTTGACTGCCTTCTCGTGGACAGGGCGAACCATATCTAGGCGGTTAGCTTTGTACTCTGGATACACTTTGTAGCGAAAGTTGTTAGGTCCAGATAACCATAACTCATACTCGGTGGCCTTAGCACCATCAAGGATACGTTCCACCATCTCATTAGCTCTAGCACAAGCGATGGCTTCAGTATTGTCATTGGCACTAAACGCAGCACTAATCGCTACATTATCAGCATCAATTAAGGCTCTCACAAATCCCATTCTCGATTTGCATGGAATAGAGCTTGTACTACTTTGTCTTCTTCAAACTGACTAATAAAAGCGTCTAACCATTCATACGTCAAACTATTGTCTTTTGCACTACGTAAGCTGTCAAAGAATAGCTTAACTACATCATCATTTAACATGTTAAAGCTCTAATGTCTCTACTCCTCCACCATCGTTCGAAAAACAAACGCTACGAATGCCAACAGAGCGAATAAGCTCCATACAGGACTTGCACGGTCTAGCCATGCCAACCCTACCACCACGAGTAAAACGACTAACATAAATAGTACTGCCAGCAAGATCGCCCAAACGGTTTTCCTTAAGAAGCTTGAGGATGGCAGAAGCTTCTGCATGAAGTGTGGGACTTCGAATAAACTTAGAATATCGATTTTCGTTATATCCTGTACTTAAAATGCGATGACCCTTAACAATAACGGCACCAAGTCTATGCTTTTTAAACGTAGACTTAAGTGCCTCTTTCTGTGCGATACGAATACTAATAGTCGTCTCTCGATCTAGTTCTAGAGATTAATTGGACACGTACAGTACGTAGTCCATCGCCTTGCCTAGTTGACCTAACAGCAACACGTTTACCGTGTGTATACGCCCAGAACTTAGCAGCGTCTTTGATACGGATATAATCAGCATACTCCATGGGATATGTCTCTACGAAATCACCAACTTTTTTGAGATGCTGACTAAATCCATACTTAGACTTTGGGAACTGCTTAGTTTTCTGTGTCCATCTCTCCCAGGTTTTCATTTCCATACACGAAGTCTACGAACTTTTGTGCTATATCAAGCACATAGTCTACAGCCATCGGCTCCTCATTGTTAAGCGACTTGCAATATTCAATGGCATTGGCAATGCTAGACTGCTTGATGATGTATAGCTGCTTGATCTTCCGTTCATCAGGAGTTTCATAGTTACTACCAGTAACCTTACCACCCCCTACAGCCTTAGCAGCCCCGGCGGCAGCTTCGGCCGACAGCTTGACAGCAGCAGCCCAGTTCCAATACTCGCCTTCCTTGACTGCCTTAACGTCATACTTGTCGCCTTGTACAGCGTCCTTAACTGCATCAAACACAGCAGGGTTGGCGAATGACATCAAACTCTTGGTGCGGTTCTCACCCTTTTCATTGGTGTATACAACAGTAGCCTTGGTGTAGCCTTGCTTACCCTTTTTGATGTGCTCTTGAGTAACTTCTTGAATCGTGATTTGTGACATCTTTGTCCTTTATTTGTTTAATTAAACTTGTAATCTACCATGTCAGCTTTGTTAGGGCCAACTTGTACTTCGCACCAGATTGGGAGACTAAACTCGTAGTCAAACCACTCTTTGCATAGCGTTGGTGTGTATTCAATACTGTCCCGCAACATGGTACAAATATTATACACTACTTCATCATCATTGTCAACATCCACCACTAAAGAATCGTGGATGGTTTGTACAAACTTAGCGCGATCTTGATACTGTGAGTTTTTCAAACGACCCCAGAATTCAACTCGGGCAAGCTTGACAAGCTCCGCTCCGAATCCTTGTACTGGATAATTCTTGATTGTAGTAAGGGGCCACTTCCATCCATAGCCGGTTTTCTTTGGAACATATTCGTAATAGCGTCCAGATGGAATTGTGAGCATTCCGTCTGACTTAGCTCGTTGAATGATACTGTCATGCCATTTTGCAATCCCTACGTATTTGTTGTAGAATTCGTCGATTACTTGTTGCCATCGTTTTTCTGAATATCCAACTCCAAGGAAGTCAGCATCTGTCGAGTATCCATAAGCAGATGCTCCATATAGGAGTTTGAAGATGAATCGTTTACTCGTAACTCGGTCAGGTAATCTAAAACGTTGTCGATTATCTTCATGAAGATCAATTCGTGCCCGTAATTCATCTTTTAATACCTTGTCATTTGATAGGTCAGCCGCTACAAATACTTCGAGCTAAAGGCTCTTGACATCAGCATTGATTAGCAAGAGCCGGCCCTGCCTTCCAAGGACAGTACACCTTGACAAAAGGTAAGCAGTTGCTCCTTGGTTGCGTTCCACTTCATACGATTTGCAATTGCACTAATCACTTGAATATTGTCTTTAGTGTATCCTTTACTCGAATCAATTCTGTCAATTGATGGTGCGTAAGGATTAAAACCATCTGGAATCCATTCTAATACTTCGCCCATAATTGGACAACGTTGTGGAATTTTAATGTCCTCCAAAACTAAGTTAAACTCATATCCTTTTAGTTTTGCTCGTGTTTTAGCTTGTTTAAGCAACCATTTTTCTGGTGACTGTTGTTTTGATTTCTTCCAACTAGCACGAACACGTTCTTTATTAGCATCTTTCCATTCTTTTTGCTTACGATAGTGTTCAGCAAGTTTAATTGGATCGGCTTTAGTTTCTTGCCACCATTTTTTAGAATCAAAGTGTTTTGTAATAAGTTTCTCCTACGTCTGCATTAACAAGCATTAATACCTACTGATAAGTAGTTCATCTACTTCAGGAGGGGTGTTCTGTAGGTTAGGACCACTAGAGCTTAGTCGTCCAGTGATCACTACATTTTGGTTAAACTGTCCATGGATGTAGTTATCTTCCCAATTACGCTCCACCATCTTGTTCATGATACTTTCAATCATCTCATGCACTTTAGTAGCATCTGCACGTCTGTATAGTAATTCCAAGATATCTTTCTGCTCTTTAGTCTTACACTTTAACTGAATTAATGTTGGTCCGTCAGTTTGATAGAATCGTGTATCAACCTGTTTGTCTTTTGTCTTAGCAACTTCCGTACCATTCAGCGGTACAAAACGCTGTGGAAACGACACATCAACTGTTGTGTAACGGTTGAACGTCTGGCCAATCTTGGCCCCACTTTTGTAAGTGCAAACTTCAGAAACATACGTGTATTTTAGTGTACCACCATATAGGAAGGCGCTTAGATGGTCCCCGGAGTCCCAGTTAAACCATTCAGGATTGCAATTAGCAGGAAGATAGTTACGCAGAGAATCATTGACGCCAGCAAGAGAATGTCCCAAGGACTCCAGTTTTCCTCTAGCCTTGTCCACATCGAACTTAATGCCGTTGTACTCTGCGTCAGCAAGTGCTTTAAGATCTTCACCTTCTAACCAAACTAACTTTCGTTGCTTTTCAGTAAGGAGCCCCTGCTGGATTTCATATAGTTTCTTAAGCGGGACAACGTCACCAATGCCCCGTGATTCAAGAACGTGGGGTGGGATTTGGTCTGTATTAATTCCTGCATTCCAGTAGTCTTCCACTTCATGAGATTTTGCACCGTCCATTCCATAGGACTGATAAGTGTCAGCAAGGCTTGCAAATCTGTTTTGTTGTCCACTTAGAATAAACTCCGCTAATTGGCAATCCCAAACTTTTACGTCGATAGGGATTTCAATGCCCACATTGCGTAACCAATGTAGATCGAATTTAATGTTAAAACCGCAAACAGCAAAGGGCCTGCGACGTAGTCTGTTCCTAATTGGTTCCAAGAAATCGGGATCACTAACATGTTTAAAACAAGGATAGTCAGCAATAGAAAGAACATAACTTACCAGTTTGTTTCTAGGGTCAAACGGATGACCCTTGTTAAAGGTTGTTGTTTCAACGTCTAGGAATAAAATATTATTCGAATTTAATGATGTCTCGATATCTCGCAATGTGTGGCTCAATCATTACCTCAAACTTACCATGGCGGAGTTCAGCAATACTATCTTTGTCCCCAAGTAACTTGTTCTTTGGGATATTCAAGTAACGTACATACTCTGATCCAGTGTCATGCGTCTTACCAATCCCTAGGATGAAGTCAGCCTCAGCTTGGACAGCCGTTTTAGCGTTGGCAACGTGTTCCATAGTAAGGTAACGTACTCCTTCTGCCGTGCCGTCAGCTTGTGATACTCCAATGGATGCGTGATTTCCTTTAGCAAGTTCTCTAGCCCATTGGAACTTAGCTCCAAGTTCGAGGTCGTTACGGTCTGCACTAAAGCCTTGTACTTTGGTGAGTTGGTCATAGATTACTATGTCAGGGCATACCGACGAAATGATTTGCTCGACATCTCGTCGATGAATAGTTGCAGCGTCGTAGAGTTTGAATCGGTTACCAGTTTGTTCTTGGAACTCGGCTCTGTATCGCTTAGGGTTAGACAACAGCTTGTCGAGTTCAATTCCGAAGAAGGCTTGGTACATGCGTAGCATGACTTTGTATCCTTGCTCTTCGTTGTTGAACCAGGCAACGGTAGCTCCTTGAC